TTTCTTGTCCATCTTGAGGATCTACTACTCTATATTCCTTTAAATCTTTAAGCCATGTTGCAGATAAGTTTTTACCAAGTGTTTCTGATTTTGCTTTATAAAAAGCTTGTTTGTACCAAGGATTATTAGCTCTTAATTCTTTAGACTCTGCTTCATTACCAGCTTTTGTAAGTTGATTTAGTTTTTGTGCAATTTGTCCTTGTGTTGTTTCTAAATCAATTTGTTCTGGATATAACAACTTTTCTTGGGCAGTATAATTCTGTCCTGCTTTTTTACCTTCAGCAGTTGCTTCTGCAACTTCAGTCTCTTTAATATCTGTAATTTTGCTTACAATAAACTTTTGTAATTGAGGTTCTATAATTGATAATGCTTGTGCAACTTGTGAAAGAGAGTCTTGAGTATTAATAGCAGGTTGTGTACTCTGCGTAACAAAAGTATCTCTAGGTGATGTAAATGATTGAAAACCTGAATAAGTCATTTAGTAACAGCCATATAAGTTTGCAAACCTGTCGAAGCAACATTAGCAATAGTTGGTAGTAGTCCTTGATAGTTTTGCATTGCTTGTGTATATCCTCTATTTTGTATATCCATAGCTTGATTCCTGCGACTATCTCTTTGTGCAACTATAGCAGCAACATCTCTTCCATACTGTGCTTCAGCAGATTCCAATGATTGTTGAATACCTTCTCTTATTCTAGCTGTTTGTCTATCAACATCCATTTGTATTAACTGAATTAATCTACCTGATCTGCCTTCTGTAGCTGCTACTCTACCTCTAGCTTGTAATCCTTCAATAGTTTTACCTAATTTTTTTTGTCCTGCATCAGCTTGTCTTTCAAGTAGTTGAGAGTTAAGTGCTTCTTGTTGTGCTGCAAGAGCAGCATCCGCAGATAAAGCTGTCCTTTCTGCTGCCTGATATGCGTATGAAGCTTGCTGTCTAGCGATTTTATTTTTAGAAGCTGCACCAGCAACACTTGTAACAGCACTAAGAGCTAAAGCTGCGTTAAAAAGATTACCAGCAGCACCAGTTATACCTAATAGACCAGCGACAAAACACATTAGGCTATCCTCATAAACTCATAGAATGGTTTTTTATGTTCTCCATACTCTTCATGATACTTAGTAAATTTAAAGCCTAATGTCTCTAACCATTTCATAGCTTTCTTGTTATCAGCATATACTACATTGTATAAAATTTTATATGATTCCAGCAATTCATCAACCCATTTTCTACCTTGTCTTATTAATTGTATTTTATATTTATCATTACCAAACAATTCTTCTGTTGCAACCATATAAATACAACCATTCTGAGTAACACCACAGATGCCTATAGGATTATCATTATCACCACAGATCGCCATAATTGTTTTACTAGCTAAATAAGAAATTCGTAAAGCTGCATCAGCATCCATATTAGTTTGATATAAAGCTTCTAATCTGTCTATATCTCTCATGTTTTTACTTACATGATTCAAGTCTTTTAGTGTACATTTTCTCATGTGACCCATCTACATTCTCCTGCTCTTCATGTGAAACATAGCTTCGTATTCTGCACTTGCTAAAAGTGTAGGTAAAAAAGTTTTATTCTTTACATCTATATCAACTCTATCTGCTCTACTCATTATTGGCACTCTAAATGTACCTGTCTCTAGGTTTTGTTCTCCTATCGCAGATGAAGCAGTACCTAATAAACGACCACTAAATTTATGTGTACTGGTGTCTCTATTTTCTGGTGTCACTTCTACCTGGAAAAAACCACTTTTTTCAAACTTTATATAAAAATGATGTAGTTGCAGTCTTGAACTAATAATCTCTGCACTATTTTGTTGTGGTAATTCTGTTATTCTTTGCTTACTAAATCTATAATGCATATCGTATGGTTCTCCTATAATTACTTTTGCATTTCTATAGTCTCCTTCTGCTTCTATAGTTGTTGTACTACCATTAGTAAGATTTGTAGTTTGAATAATAGTTGCTGGTTTTAATGTTTGTGTAGTGCCATTAGGGTCAATAAAAGTGCTGGTTTCTCCTGATGCAAGATACCTGCCAACTACATTCATCTCTCCTCTTAATCTATAAGGAAGTGTAAATGTAGTTTTATTAGTACCTGCATTAAAAGATATAGAAACTCCTGTACTTCCTTCTGTTACTTTATGATCTAAATGAAATTCAAACTCTGAATTAGTTTCTTTAAAATCAGATTCAAAAGGTAACTTTTCTAAAGTCACCACATTATCTTCTTCTATTACTAAAAACAAATCAGTACCAATAAAATCAATATTTTTGATACGTCTATTTGCATTAATAGTAAAAGTAAACCAACTGTTTAAAACCTTTTGGCCTTGTCCTCCAAATAACCATCTATTAATAAATAATTTATTTGGATTATCAGTACCCAAGCAGACTAATATATCTTGATTATTAGAGACTGCCAGCTTAAAAATATTACTTGGTATAAGTCTTGGTACATGAATAGTTATGTTTGCAGCATCTTTCAACGTGACATCTGTTTGAGTTATATATTCTCTTACACCAGCAAAAGTACCTTTCTTAGTTAAGAAATAAATAGAACTACCAGAACCTACAGGAGCAGCATCATCTGAAGATTCAAACTCAGTAGCTACAAGTACGTTAGCTGTAGTAGGTGTTAAGTTGTCTGCTGAACTACTTAAAACAAATTGTGTTTGTTCAGAAAATAATATTAATTGTTCTCCCATAGTGACTGCGTGTTTTAAGATCGCAACTTTTGTATGAGAAGCAGCTACATCAATAGGGTGTGAGTCAACTACAGTCAGGACTGTATCAGGAAAAAAGTTAAAGAACTCTGAAACATTAGATAGTATTACGTTGTCATCAGCTAAAAAGCCTAATCTATTTCTAAAGAAAAATACATTGTTTATATTTCTTCCTATAAAAGATGGATCTAAAGCTGACTCTTCATCACCTGCTGTACGTTCTCCCCACTTAGGCAGTTCAAAAGATTGACCACTAACTGTATATGTATCACCATCAACTCTTGCAAATCTAAAGTTACCATCAGCCTGTCTTATCAAGACATGGGGCATAGTTGAATAATTAAATTTAAAAGGTATTCCTGCTTCTATAGTCTCTTCCCATTGCCCCTCTTCAAACGTACCTCCATTATTAGTTACAAATTTTACATAGTAATTATCAAAGTTAGTGCTTTCATCTCCTTTTACTTCTACTACATAGCCATTAGGTGAAACTGTAGGTAAGTCTGTAAATCTTTGTACTGAGTTTTTTACAACTTGTAGTTGTGTATTACCTTGAGTATCACTTCCATCTATAGAAAAGTTACTGCCATCTGCTTTCTTGACATGAATTACACTACCGTTTCTAGCAATATTAAAACCACTAAGTCCACTACTTAAGCCATTAGCTAAGTCAGTAGCAACTTGTGCAGTACTTAAAGAAGAATCGTTAGTTGTGTCATCAGTTACGGTAACTCCATCTACTGTTACAGAATAAACAGTATCATTAGAAACTTGTTTTATAAAAATTACTGCTTGTGTAATATTGCCAGCAGACAAAGTTGTGTCCATTTCAGTTGTAACGCTTGTATTTACAACAAAGGTAAAGTCAGCAATAGTTACAGTCTTAATTACATTTCTTGGATTTGATGTATTTAAGTATGTCGTGCCATCAGGTTTATTTACAGTTTTTTCTGTACCATCTAACTCATAAACTTTTACATTACCATTACTGAAAATTGCTACATACTGCTCATTAACATCTCTATTAATAGTTTGAATATGAACATTACCTAGTGTGCTGGTAGATAGGTTTGTAATATGTTGTATGCCTGATCTTTTTACTAAACCTACAACAGGGTTACTATCAGCATTGTCTTGTATATCAGCATGATCTGACTGCTTAGAAGAATCAGATGCTTGCGATACACCTCTCAATAAAGTAGGTATAGCTCTTGATACAATTCCCATGTTTACCTATTAAGAACATCAGCAGGTGTAAATGTATTCATTGCATTATTAAGGTTTGGATCACCTGTTAGAACATTATGATCTGCATTGTCATAATCACTATCTAATAAATTAGCTCTTGCTCTAGCTTCATCTTGTCCTGTATAAGTTCTAAGACCATCATCACCAACTAATCTATCAACAAAAATTCTAGCTGCTCTGATGTTTATATATCTTCTAGCTGGTTCTGGTATTTCATCAAAGTTTCTAAAGTATGTGACATTACAAGTTAAATCACCATCAAAGACAAAAGTATTATTTTTTCTGTCGTAAAGTTTTGAACCTCTTTGTATGACATCAATAGTAGGATGATCGAAAACATTAGCATCTACTTTTAAAACATCAGCACCAATAGTAATTTCATTATTACCATCTCTAGTAAAGACTACATTAAATTCCTGATTAAAAGACCAGCCTTCACTTTGTATTTCTTTATCTACTTCAGTTAAAGTTTTTTGTGCAGTCTTAGCATCTACAGGTAAAGTACCTGTCAAAGTATTAATAGGTGCTTCGCCTATTGCAGCAAGCATAATATTAATACAGTCAAGTTCTGTGGTTGCAGCTACAGCCATTGTTTAATAACTTGATTTAGACATCTTAAGAGACATCAATTTACTTTTTAGTTTACCAGACTTCTTTTTCTTATTCTTTTTAGTAGGTTTATTAGGCATAAAAAAAGGGGTATCTAATAATAGAATACCCCATTTTAATCATTTAGGTAGATTATGAAGCAGACAATTTAAT